ATAATATCATAGTCATCAACTGGTAAGTCTTGACCTTTGAGATGATCCAAAGCTTCGATGTTAGTTTTAAATGTACCAACTAACCCTCCGCCTTTTTCTCGCTTTCTCCAGATAACAAACTCTTCGGTAAATTTTATGTTTATTACATACATATCTTTACCGTAGTTTTCTCTGGTTATAGTGTTAATAAAATCGCCAGGTTTGGCGCTTGATATATATTCACTATGGTTTTCATCCACTTCGTTTGACAACTGTTGCAGCTGTTTTACACGTGGTGTTTGAAGGTGGTCGGTAGTGACAAACTCATTACCTAATCCTTCGCCTTTGTTAGCGTGCGCTGGCACACTTTTCGATACTAATACAACATCATTCATAGATCATTCTCCGTTTTTTTAATGTTATTATTTATTTAGACCTAAAGTTAACACGTGTTAACTCGGTCGCTCTAACTCCTGGAACGTCCTGTCCCATTTGTTGTAGTTCTCTGTAGGCGGTTGCAGACGCACGTTTTTGCATTAACTCAAACATACCTGTTTCAGCAATGTAAGTTTGCAGTGCATCCCAATCTTCTACAGTCGGTACAATTTCTTTTTTAATAGAAACTGTAGCCTTGTTGTTTGCTACTTGGTCAATGCCTTGATCTTCCAAGTTGCTCACAATTTTTGCTTCGAGTTCGTTTTTGATTTTTTTAAGAGCTGATTCTTGTTCTGATAGCTCTCTAATTTCTAAACGAACTCTATGTAGTTCTGATAATAAATCATCCATATTTTCTAATTTCAATGTAACACCTCCTTAGTGTTGGTAGATACTGACATGTGGACACTGTCTACTAAGCGTAATGCTTCTTGTCCAGACTGTTCCATAATGTCAGCTAAGTTAACGCCCGAAGGCTCTTCAATAGCTCGCCTCATAGTCACTTCACTCATTGCAAAGATTAATGCAGTTGCGATAGCTGCTGGTTCTCGTTTTACAATCTCTTGTATAAGATCTTGCATTTGTTCAGTTAAAAAAATAAGTGCGCGTTCATTTGGGTCCATTGTTTTTGGCCTCCGTTAGTATGTGTAATAAGTTTTCCATTTTGCCTAATTTGCCATGTCTAGTTTTTTGTATACATCTTCTTCCCAGGTTTTTTGTGCAGCAATAAGAATTGTTTCTGTTTTTTGCTTTTTTGACCTGCTCTATGTATACGTTTGTTAAATTGTTGAAAATGTTCAGCATTGTACGTAGGTGAACACCATATAGCTGTGGTAGCTTTTGTAAGAGTAAGACCATGACCAGCTGATTGTGGATGACAAAAAAGTACTTGTATTGGCCGGCTTGAAAGCGTTCTACAATATCTTTGCGTTTTATGTGCAGGTACTGACCATCAATAAGTTCGTATGATATGTTTTGTTTTTCTGCTATTTCTATAAGGCATCACGTTCGTGTTTCCAATTAAAAGCTACAATAGAATGTTTACGTGATGCTACTAATGTCATAACTATATCGTAGCGTTCTTGATGTAAGTATTGAACTTGCCTTCTTCGTCGTACACGCCACCTGATACTAGTTGTAATAACTTTTTAACACGAGCCCCTGCATGTACTGCGTTAATAGTGCCAGCTTTGTATACAACACAGACTCTTCTAACAAAGATTTGTACATCTTGAACTTTGGGGACAAAGTTTGTGTATACAGTTCGTACAATATTGTCAGGAAGGTCTATACAATCTTCTAAGTGCATAACGAATGGTATGTCGCTTAGTTTATCAGCTACTGCTTCTTCGATACCTGGTTTGTCAATCCATTCGTTTGCAAAGCCATTAAAATGTGGTGTACAAACTTGGGATCTACGAAAGACCCAGAAACGCTTGCCTAAATGCTCGCCGTCATCAATTAAGGTATACTGGGTGCCAGAGGTCTAGAATAGTATTACTATTAGGAGTACCAGACATGGCAATCCTATTAGTCAAACTGTGAGATAATCTTTCTAAGATTTTTACTGACGTTTAGCTGATTGTTTTTAAAAGCAGTAAATTCGTCAATAACGATTGTAGAAAATCCTTTTAAGGTAATGTGGATTTTTACGTAGAAAGTTAACAGCTTCGAAATTAGTAATGACCATGTCAAGTTCAGTATCTGTCTTCAAATATTTTTTTACGGTTTTTAGCATAAGCTACTCCATAATTAATATTGGGTTGAAATTTTTGTATATCTTCTGCCCAAGCTAGCTTCTAAGTATAGATAGAGGGTGCTAAGACAAGAGTTTTACCTGATTAGTTTGCACTAATAGCGTCTAAGAACAGAACGTGTTTTACCTGTACCAGGGTCTGATGTAATAAGACATCTTGGGTGGTTAGAATAAAGTTAGTGGTATTAGCTTTGATGCTCATAGGCAGGCGGTATATTTCATTCGTTAATCATGTATTCGTTATTTAATTCTGTTGTTAGTATTCTGTGTTAGTTGGTTGAATGTATAAGTTTAGTTATTATACTTATTTATAGCCCATTCGCAATAGGGTACTCTCCTTTACCAAATGAACACCACTTGCAATTGTAATTGAAGGGTTAGGTGGAAATTTAGTAGCTGTAGTCATAGCTATTGCTCGCTGATGTAGTTTTGGCATAAACATCATAGCTTGGTCTCTAGTATATGTTTGTTGTAGTTTCGTTTGATCTAAATACCACAACTCTGTATACTTTGTAAATCTGGGTAGCTAAAAAACTACCAATTGCATATGTAATGCTTGCTGTGCGTATGAGCTATTTCATTACCAAATTTTTGCCTGTTTTGTAATCAATAACTCGTGCTGATGTTTCTGTTTCATGGTACATATAGCATCTAATTTGATACGTGCCCATACACAGGGTTCCATCCAACCACAAGGTTCCCAATCAATTGTAAAACCCCATTCACCTTCAAGTTCTACTTAGCATTATAAAATTCTTCTCGAGTTTTCAAACTCTTTTCAAATTTTTTAAGTGTATCAGGTAATTCAGCTAAGATCTCCTTTAACATAGTCTTCAGCTTGTCATGGTGATATCTCAGTACCACGTGCAGCTGCTGGACCATAGTCTTCTTGTACACGTTTTACTTTAGATATATAAGAACGGTAAGCGCAAGTTTCGTAAGTTTTTAAAGCCGAGTGGGACCACGCAGGGATAAGACCCAACTCCGTTTCTTTGTCCGTCGCTATTACATTCTCTAGATCTGGACGCTTGTTTTGTACAAGCTTAGACATATAATTCCTAGCTATGCTTTCTTTAATAAGTTTAAATCAGTTTCTTCAAAATGACTTTCTATTAAAGAATCTTCTCTATACATTATTGTCTAATTTCCAAGTTAATACAACCCCTCTTACTGTTTTATCTTTTATACGTTTTCAGCAGTAGTAATATTTAATCGTAGACATTGCTTTTGTAAAGTCTCTTTGTAGAAAGTTTATTACGACTGTCAGTAAGTACATCATATGTTAATTTTAATTGAGACATAGGTATGCAAGTTTCTTGTCCTGCTTTGCTATCCAATCTTTTATATATCTTTGTGCTGTACTAATAGGGCCAGCTTCAAATGTATTTGTAAGTGGTATTTCTAAAATGTCTATAAAGTATTCTAAGTTTCGTTGTCGTACTGCGAATGCAAATTCTTCTAAGTACAGACATAGATATTTCTTTCATTTGAGATTTAGCTTCATTTTCTAAAGCTAGTGTGTGCCATACGTTGATCTACTTTAAACTTGATTTAAGAACTCCTGCAAATGTATAAAGTTCTTGAGAAAGAGTGTCAATGTTATTAAGTACTCAGGGTGTTTTTCTAACTTTAATTTCTTGTCTGGGGCCCTACATTGTAACGTCTGTCACCGTCTTCTATTTTTACAGCATCTCCTCTGTTAGTTAAGAATATAAAGTTACAAAAACTCGGCAGCTCAACTTGGTTTGTACGCATAGCTCTAATGGTGAGAGTTGGTTCTGTAATTGGTGTTTTAACTTGTCAGCCATTTTGCCTACAGAACCTGAATCTGCCATTCGAAATTCATCTACAACAAGAAAAAGCGCTGTTCGCATGTATAAATTAAATTGTTCTTCTATATTTTCTAAAGAACGCATTGGAACTTGTTGTTCACCAAATAAAGGTTTTAAGTACTTTATGTATTAACAAACCTTTACCAGTGCCTGGTACGCCTGTAAAAATCCAAGCTGTCATTGTTTTTCTTTTGTTTTGATAAATATAAGCTAACCAATTAATAAAGTGTTCAAACTCTGTTTTACCATTTCCAAGTACGTGAGAAATAAGAGTGCGTATATTTGGTGTTAATTTTTTAATTTAGTTGCTGTGCCATATTCTAATTGTTGTGTTTCTTTAGCTTGTAACATGTATTGTGTACGTCTAAATAAATTAACAAAATAAGGAGCTTCTTCAAGTTCAATACCTTTATCTGAGGAAGGGTCAAACACAACGCGTGCATCTGGAACAAAATCAGGTAATGCTCTATTATGAGTTCGCATAAAATCTTCAAGAGAGTTTTTATTAGTAGGAGTTAAAGGGTAATCATCTGAAAACTGTTGGGTTACATCGTTAAAGACGCCATTGTAATAAGTGTCAGTATGAAAGTCTCTTAGTACAACAGGTTTTAGTTTTTGATTGTTATTAATTTTATCTGCAAAGATTTCAAATATGTTTTTATAAAAGTCAGGATCTGCTTTTTGTATTTCCCAAATAGGCTCGCCTTTAAAGTTATACATATAATGAGGGTTGTCTAATACAAAGTAATACGCTCCGCTGTCGCCTCCATTTACATTACAATTAACATAAGGCTCAGCTACTCTAGAAACTTCAATAGTCATTTTATCTGGGTTTTGTAAAACATCTTGAGCTTCGCCAGCTACGCTTAGTGTTGTAACTTTACCAGTTTTCTTCGGTAAGTTTTGTTTTTTACGTAAGTTGTCTTTTATTTGTATGCCTAAATTGTGTACACGTTCAGGGTTATGAGTGTAAGTAGCTAAGTCTAAAGTAGCTTGGCTTCGTTTTACTAATACAAAACGTTGATCTTTTATAGGGTCTTGTACACCTTCAAACTTTGGAGGAGCAATATAAATTAATTTACTATTGTCTGCTACTGATGGGTCAAGTATGTAACACAAACTTTGTCCGTTTGCTGACAATTTTAATTGGTCAGCTAATATGTCGGTTTCGTAATTTAACATACGTAACCATTCTTTTAATGTTTTAGGGTTAACAGATTGTTTTAAAAGAAAAAAGAAATGTAAACTAATTTTATTTTTCTTTAAACCTAAAGATGCACTAGCTTGAGCAATGTAACTAACATCTTGAAAGTATTCAGGTAATTGTGCAATAACTTTTTCAGCTACAGATTGTACGTTTGTAATTTTAGAAATAGGTAATTCTAATCCATCTATATCTATTACAAGTAAATCAGCTGGTGCAAGTCTGTCTGCAACAAAGGCTCTTGATTCATTTTTTAATGGTGTTTTTAAAGGACCTTTGTGTAAACAAGCACCAGCGTCTGCTGCAGTTTGTAAATGTTCAAATAATTCTTTTAAACCTTTTTGAGATTTGTTTATTTCAAATTCGTTGGATGTAAATTTTTTAACTAAAGGATAAGGTTTTGTACCATTTTTAGTTATCTCTTTTACAAGAGGGTGTTTTGCTTTTAAAAAAGTAATTTTCATAACAACTCCATTTTGTTAATGAAAGCTAAGTTTAAATATTTTTAGCTTTATAAATTTCTTCACGGTCTATCTTAACATCATTATCAGCTTCAAATGCAAGCTTAACTTGTCGAGGACCTAAAGAAGTAATAGTAATTTTACACAATTGTTTATTCTTATCATAAATTATGACTGAATCTTTTTTCTTTCTTGTTAATACTAAATTACTCATTATTTATCATATCTTGTACTGTGGTTGCCTTCTGCATCTAGCGGTAAATCAGAACACCAATTTGGTGCTGTTTTCATTATACCTAGGATCTTATCTAATGTCTCGTTTGGTTGTACTGATGAGCCAAGAGAAATAATTTCGTCATGTATTTGCAGTACAACATCTAGATCAGGCTGTCTGTGCACTTCTAACATTTGCTCAGTAATAACTATACGAGCTAAAGCTTGAACTATATTTTCTGTTAAACGAGGTCCGTGTGTCCTGATTTGTGTTTTACCAGACATATACATAAATTGATTTTGTATATATGCAAGTTGTGGGTATTGTAGTTGCATACCATTTGGCAGCTCTAGTGCTTTGTAGCGTACAGTTAAAGGTCCGTAAGTCATGCCATCCGAACTACGGTTCAACATGTAAAATAGTAGTTGTTTAGAAGCGTTCCATAAACGATTAATGTTTGGGTACTTAGCTCGATACTGACTAACAATAGCCATGGCTGTCGAGTCTGTAATTTCAACGGAGGGAGAACCTGACTTAAGTGTTAACTTAAATTTGTCAGGCCCCATTCCGTACCCCAAACCGAGTATAGCTGTTTTACCTACATATCTTTCTAGCTTGTCAGCTTTTGTTATTGTTCGTCCATATATATCAGAAGCAAATTCGCTGTACACATCTCTGCCAGCAGCAAAAGCGTCAATCAAATCAGCTTCTTTTGCTAGCCAAGCTAACATACGAGCTTCGATATTAGATAAATCAGCAATGTACATAGTACGATTAGGTGGACTTATAATTGCAGTACGTAACGCAGAGCCCCGAGGTAAGTTTTGTAAGTTAATTTTATCTGAACCCCCAAACCTACCTGTGTGTGCAGCGTAATATCTAAGTGGTACACTAAAGGTACCGTCTGGATTTGTTGCGTTTATCATACGTTCAGCACGTGTTTCTTCAATACGTGATTTTACAGCTTCTCTAGCTTCCCAAATATGATTGTACTCTGGGTGAGCTCTACACATTTGTATGTAACCACCGTCAGTTTTACTAAAAGCAGGTATCATTTTACCAGTTGCAACACTTTTCTTTTTAGGTATTACAAGGTTTAGATCCTCAGTTAAGTACGTAGCAAACTTTACTTGAGAGGCTAAAGTTTCTCTGGTTAGTCCACTTTTTTCTATTAAGTTCTTTGTGTTTTCAAGGATGTTTTTTCTATGCTCTATTAACATGTCAGTGTCTAACATAAGTTTAGGTTCTACAAAAAGTCGAACAGTTAAGTCAATCAAATCTAACTCTTCCTGTGGATAACTTGTAAGTAATCTTTTAAAGATTGCATAAGTAAGATCTACATCTTGTATACAATAACCAGCAATAGATTCTTCTACGTTAGGTGGTAAATCAACTATGCCCTTTGCTTGTACAAGTTCGTCTCCTTTACGCATCGTATCGTCATTTGGAAATAAACGCTCAGCTACATGCATCAAACGTGCAGATTCATTTGGGTTTGTACCACGAGCCATGGCCGCTGTGTCATAATAATATGCGGGTTGGTATCCGTAATACTGAGTAAGTATATAAGCATCAAATAAAGTATTATGACAAACAAGGGCTATTTCATCCCAATCAACTTGTGCAAAGAAATCATGACATTCGTCACCTGTGATCCAGGTTGTTTGTTCATCTTCTAGTCGAACACCTACGCCCCATACTTTAAACTGAGGGTGAGTGACATACTGAACAGTTGATATTTTAGATAAAGAAACATTAGTATCATAATAAGTTTCAAAATCTAAATATAATTTTTTAAGGGTTGGTGGCATCATAGACTCCTACATGGTCTTCCATTATTTTTCTTGGTATTTCAAAGGCTATTAGTAAACGTAATAATGAATCAAGTTCCTGGTAATTACCGCTTTCTACATCATCAATAATACTGTTTAATAGCTTTGCTATAAGATTGTTATCACTCATAGTTCCTCCTTGGACTATTTTATTTTTTAGAGGGTTTTGTTTCCCGTTCCTCGTACGTTGTAAACGTAGTTCCACAATTTAAACATTTCCTACGTCGATAAACAAGTTCGTCTAATACAGTTCTGGAATCGATTACTTTTGTTTTTGAATTGCAATCTCTACATTTCATGTTGCAGATTCAACATAATCTTCCCAAGGACCGTCAAAATCGTCCCAAGTCATAGTAACTTGTTTTACTTCTTGTTCAGGTATGTTGTATTTTTCTGCTGTGGCAGAGACGCCAAGTTCAAAACAATCATCGTAAACGGAATGCATCCATTTTTTTAGTGCGCCCATATTATTTCTCCTTAAGTTTTCTGGTACCAAATAGTTTTATAAATTGTTTAAGTGCTTCTTTCGTTGTTAATGGTTCTTCTTTATAGAAACGTCGTTCATCATTTGACATTCTGTGCCATAGCATAAAATTATCTTTATAAGTTTCTTTTATATTGTAATTAAATTCTTCTTCGCTGTATGACATTGTTACCTCCTTAGTCTGTCTTACGCCAATCAGGTTTTACTTCTTCCCATTCAAATGCAGGGCGATTAAAGTTTACTTTGAAAACACGAACAGGTTTTTGTTTTACTGTAAGCTTTTCGTGCATCATTGTTTTCTTCATAATAAACAAAACAATCGATGCGCACAAGCCACCTACCATAGCAGCAGTAGTGCCAGAAAAAGTGCCATAAAAACAAAGCAACAATGTAATAGTAATAATTACATCTACAAAAACATCGTGACCGATGGCCTTACGGCCACCGACTTTAAGCGCAAGAAAGAGCAGTCCTAGCGCGCTGAGTATGCCTACTAGTATCATCATTCCTCCTTTGCCACATAAGATATGCCATATAACCAAATTGAATAAGTTCAATAAGAATCCAAAGAGCTGTTGTTGCAGCTGATATAAGTTGTGCCATTAGTTTAACCTCCATATAAGATAAGTTGCTACACCACAAAGTACGGCAATACTAAGTAGTGTTAAGAAATGCTGTAATGAAACAGCAATAGCAATGAGCATAAGCATCACTACTGAACCGGTAAGAATAGACTTTCCGTAATCTTTTAGAAGTCTATTACATTTTGATAATTTCGCCATAAGGTGCCTCCTCAGCATAAGTTGTAACCCAAAGAACTGGATAAGATGGTTGGTCTGCAAAGTCGTTTGATTCAAGATCAGTCAGATAAACTAACGCAGCTACATTAGGTAACTTCTCGTTAATGTAATCTACAACAGGGCTAAAACAAGTACCGCCCCTACTTTGATATGTAACTTTAAGTGGTAAGTCTTCGCGTGCGTATTGAGTATATTCTTGTACGCTAGTATCAAATTGCAAGAAATGAATATGATTTGGATTCAAGTCATGTAAGATTGCTGTAGTTTCTGAAGTAAATTGTTGCAGCTCTTCATCTGATATAGAACCTGAAGTATCAACTGCAATTGCAATTTCTTCTAAGCAAGGATTGTATGCAGAAGGTAAAAACATACCTTGGCCTATAAACCGTCTGTTAGGTCGAGACCACGAATAATCAGAAGTATTATTAGCACGCAAGAATCTTGCAAGTACAGAACGCCAATCTACTTTAGATTCATTGACAGCTTCTATAATAGTAGATAAATTACCAGGTAGTTTACCAGCAGCTTTAGCAGATTCTGCAGCTTGATTTATTGCAACAGTTTCTTGTGCTTCAATTGCTGATTGTTTTTGAGTAGTGCCATCCATATGGGGGTGATCTAACACACCACCACATCCACCAGAATCTACATTAACATCGTCCCAACCTAGAGGAGGTTCAGGCAGGAGATTGTAGATTTGTTCTGTAGACATGCTGGCATATTGAGAGTCATGTAAACCCCCATCTGGAAGTACAAAATTGTTTTGTAAAAGTAAAAGGTTAATAGCATGGTCAGCAGCTACATTCCATTTACTTGGGTGACGTTCTTGCCTACGTGTGTGATGCATAAGTACACAGTGCATAACTTCGTGAGCTAGAAAACCAATACGTTGTGCTTCTGATAATTTAGTAAACCATTTTAAATTGTAGAATAAATGCACACCGTCAGTGGCACCTGTTTGGTCTTCCCACTCAACAGGTTTAAGTCTTAAGCACAAAGTGCCAAAGAAAGGTTGGTCAAGAATAAGTCTTGATCTTGCTTTTGTGAATAGTTCATTTGTCATAGTTCTAGTTTCCTTGTTAGTACTTCGGCCTTGCGTTGTTCAAAACGTTCAATAAACCATTGATGTTTAGCTCTGTCTGGATCTTTTGAAAGTTCAGGACAGCACATAGCTTCTAATTTATTTGTATCTAGCCACGCCATAATATTTCCTACTTTCCAACCATTAGGATCAGTTGGATACCGTGGTATAAGTAAAGAATCAAAATCTATTTTGCCTATAATATCTTGTTGCCATACAGGTAAAAAAGTATGAGTACGGCGAACTACTTTAGGTTGCATGCCATCTGGCCAATCGTTTGCGACCCTTTGAAAAGAATCAGGATAATTTTTAGAAGCTTCTAAGTTATAACCACTAAGAGGTTCCCAACCTTCTCTAGACCACTTCTTACTAACAGAAGGATAGCCTTGGTTTAAGCCATAAATTTTAGTAGCGTTGTACACAATCTTTGGATCTGAATAATGTGTAACATCATTGTTATCGGTCCAAGGTCTAGGTACATACCATTTGTAACTATTTAGTCTGGCATAACTTCTACCGCCGCAAAAATTATATTGTACCCAGTCACCTGGTTTGTACATTAATTGAGTATTATTCATTTTTCTTTATCCTTAATTATTAATGCAACAGCGTAAAGAGAGAAAGCCATAAACATTAATATTGGTAATAGTTGTAGGTCCATTAGTCATCTCCTAATAATTTGTCAGTTAGTAATACTTCATTAAGCTCACTAAGTTGGTCTTGAGCAAATTCTTTTTGTTCTTTTGCTTTTTGAGTTCTATTAACTTTCTCATTAACTTTTTGAATGTATTCAGGTTTAACTAAATCTGATAAGCTTGGGAAAGCTTTAAGTGCTTGATTTAAGGTTGTAAAACTATTTAAAGTATCAGTAATTTTTTTAGTAAACTGTCTACGTTTTAATGCAAGATTGTTATTGTGAATATCAATTTGTAATGCTTTGATAAAACTAGGATCAGTGGGTGTTACATGGATATCAAGTGAATCTGAATAGTAACTTGCACACATAAACTTAGGAACAGTGTAAGGTGTTGACAAAGGTATTTCAAAAGATTTGTTGTACTCTCTATCGTCATCGTCATCGTGTACAGAAGAATGTAATTGTATGCTATTTATTTCTTTCATAGATATATTAATAGTATCTTGGAAACATTCTTTTGTAGTTGAGATAAACTTTGAAAGATTTGGTTTGATATGAGTATCAAAGGCGACATCGCCTATCTCCACAGTTTGCTCTTTAAAATCATGAGTGTTGTTAAATTTTGTTTTTGCTGCGCTTTCAATTTCATCAACTAAACGCATAGACATTCGTACTGTAGCCATAATAACCTCCTATAATGATTGGCTAGACTTGTAAGTTTGAATCAAACCTACAAGTTCAAGTATTAAATTTACATTTCTATAGAAAGGTAAAGCTTGTTGAGACTTTTCCTCCATAGATAAGTTGTCGATTGCATATATTTCTTTTATCTTAGCTTCATTAGCAGCTTTGAACTCAAGAATATCTGCGGGTGTGATGTTATCTAATTTCATATAACCTCCTTATAAAATAACATTAGCATTTTTGACAATCCAAGATTTTACATCTGGATGCGTTTTAAGTTGTTTGTCTTTGGACATACAACCTTTGACGGCTACAACTTGGAACTCAACAGGTAGTTTAGATGTAACTTTCATAATGTTTTCCATCTTAGAATCTTCTGCTCTTGTAGCAAGTGCGCCAGATAGAGCAAACAATACAGCTGGGTTTTCATCTTTTGTTTTAAGAATAAGTACTTGGGTCAGCAATAAGCTTGTCTATGTCAGGCAATTTGTCTGCTATTTGTTTGAACGCAACAAACTCACCTGCTGGTCCGTCACCTACAAGAGATGAGACGCCATAAAAGAAATCTTCTTCTGAAATCCTATCGTCTTGAACTTTGATTTTTTTGTCTACAAAAGCCCAGGATCTAGGAGTAGGGAATGCATACTCGTCAGCTTTGAAACTGTACAACAGGTTAGGTCTGTACTGTAAGAAAGAAATGATGGATGATTCAATAGCATTAGCAAAAGCCCAATCAGACCACGAGTCTATATTTGGAGACAACTCGTAGTGAGCAAGCCTGTTACGAACAGGTGAAGGCATTTGATATACTGCTGCGGAATCAGTTAGTCTGTTACCTGCAGCCATGATTGACCAGCCATCTGGTAAAACGTAATCACCAACTTCTCTGGTAAGTAGCAATTGTAAGAAAGCATTCTGTGTTGCCGGTGGTGCAGTAGGTAACTCGTCAATGAACAAGATACCACGGTCCCCGTCCCGTTGTGGTATTGGAAACACATCTGGTACAGCCCAGCGTGTAAAACGTTTGCCAGTTTCTTTACTTGGACGATATGAGGTATACCTCTTACGTCTACTGGATCAAACAAGTTTGCACGAAAGTCAATTAGGTTGAGACCCATTTGATCGGCAACTTGTTGTGGAATGTCTGACTTACCGATGCCAGGACCACCCCATACCATGGTGTTGATTCCGGCACGCATATTAGACTTGATTTCTGATATAAGTGTTTGTGGATTAATTTGATGCATGAACTTTACCTCCTTTCGATTGGTTCTACATTGGTTACTTTAATTTGCTCGTTAAAAGTTAATTTCTTAACAAAAGCAAGTTTTGCTAACAGCTTGTAATTAAACCCGCTGTTATACTTTGGTGCGTCAAACTCAATAGTTATCTGCTGATGTGGGTTAGTTTTGTCTACAAATGTAGACCTCCATTTAATCATTTTTACCTCCTTGAATGACAGTTAAATGTGGTTTCTTATCTGGTTCGAACACGATTTCAAACTCACCGTCTTCGGCATTTGATTCAAACCAAATACCAACGTACAAAGGCGCATTAGGTTCAGTGTGTGTCATAGAACCACGATACGCCTCGATACAACCAATAAGCTGGTGATTTAACGCTTCTAAATCTGTGACTTGGTCACCGAGATTTGGCATTACTTCACATTCCCAGCCCATTGCTTCTTCGCTTACGTCCTTCGGATCACGGTCCGTCGTGTCATGATAATCAGTTGAAAGACGTAAATGAAACTTTGTTATTAACATACTCTAAACCCCCCGCTGGCTTGTACGAATCTTTGAAACTCTTGAACGTTTTCAGCATCAAATGGATATGACTTAGCAAAAGAATCTTTTTTACCTGTACCAGCGCAACCATTACATTGCCCTTGTACATACTTATCGTTTCGTATACCTGTAGTATTGCAAAGGTCACAATCTACTTGTTCTAAGTTATCTAATTCGTCTTGGTACTCTTTTTGGTACTCAAGTGTATTACCCAAAATTAACTCGCGTTGAAGTAATTGAGCTATCTTTTCGGCTTGTTCTTCAGTCAATATAAATAGCCACTATTTGCTATGACCTGCTTCTATTTCTTCTTCCGAGAGGACATCCGAGCAAACGTCGGCTACATACATCCATAGGGGACGCCACCACCATACGTTGTTTCTAAAGTAGTAACCTACATTAGTCCTTTCGAATTCTTCTAGATCATTAAAGTATTGATCTTTTTCTTCTTGTGTAGCATCTCCAAAGTCCGGTTGTACCGGTTTTGCAGATATTAGTTTTGGATTTTCTCCGTATACATCCATTCCCATATTTACCTCCTGTAGTTAATGGTTAAAAGTCGGCAGGAGTAGTGAAGGTTAATTAAATATTGAGTTTTATTGAGTTCACTCTCTTACGCTTACTACTCCAATGCCTGTAGTTTTAGTCAATTTTATTTACATGTGGAGACATGGATTTCGCCAAACGACACATAAGTTGACATAAAAAAAGGCTAGATACTTTTAGGGAGCAATCTAGCCTTAGTGCGAAGCTTTTCATCTCCGCGCGAGCTTTCCGTAACCACCGTCCCGAGCTTTAGTAGGTCCTCGGAATGACCATAATACCTAGTTACACTTTAAGACGAGTTTGATGAATAACTCACTAGGTATTAAGCCAGATCAAACATACTCTTTGTATGCTCTTTAGTCTGCTTGTTCAGGTCAATTGCTACCTTGATGGATTTATCTACTACGTTGTTGTAGTTCCATTCAGCTAGTCTTTGAAGCCTGCGTTCAATCTCTGTTCTAACTCTGTTAGAGTCAAGATTAGTTTTCGAAAGACCAAAGTGAGTATCAGCTTTATCTACAGCTGCTGACAACATCCTTGCTTTCCTACCGAGGTCGAACATTTTATCTTCACGTTCGATGAGCCACGTTGGTAGTGCATCTTTAGGATTAGATCCTTCAGCGTCTTCCTTGTACTCATATGCAATAGCTACAAACTCAGCCCAGGTTCTAGTGGTCAACTGTAGAAAGTTGATGCCAGTTGTCTGCGGGTCAACTTCGAGCAGTGGCATTAGACCGTCTACTACCTGTTGAACTTGAGTATCAAACAACTCTTGTTCCTTGGCTTGTTTTTCTTCATCGTCGCCTAAGAAAGCAATTGGTGTTCCTTTCTTTGCGTCGAATATCTTCATCATCCCGTCTACACGAGATTTATTGAAGGTTGGTTTGTTATCAACGTCCAAACTGTATTTCTTGTAGAAATAGTCTGGTAGTTGTATTGCATCCGGAGTAGATCTCTTTTCAGAGCCTTCTGGATCGCCGTTTGTGTCTGCAATGGCTGATTATTACGTGTAACATCTGTAACAGATTTTTCACCGATTGGCATACTAGATTCGCTGTCAGCGACAAACTATTTAATAAAAAACCCCCATTGCGGGGGTATGATAGTAGTGATAGTAGTTACTGTTCGAAGTAATGTTTGAGTAGAGTTGGAATGAACATTCCGGAGATTAATAAAGATGAACCGTGGACAATGGATACATGATATCCAGTGCCTATAGTTTTAATTGAATAGAAGATTAAGAAAGAAGCGAGGACTAATGAAAGCCCTCGTAGTAGTTTATCCATGTTATCCATTAGGTTTATTCCTTTTGTTAACATATCCTTTACCAACTTCATCGATTGCATCGTGACCATAAGCCATGAGCTTGCCGATACCTCTTAGTGTTAGTCCACTAGCTTTTGCTGTAAGACTAATCGCTGAACGTGTAACACCCAAGACTGTTGTCTTAGGTGTTGTTCTACCGAATGGGAGTTCTAATTGCTTAGCCATTATGAAGCCTCCTTCTTTTTCTCAATTGGAAATAAGTAGATAGGTTCTACCTTTCCGTTGACGACTAACGGTTGGAAGTTAGGATATACTGTAATACCTTTGCCTCCGTTGTTAGCTATGCCGAGGTCAGTCCAGCCTGCTTGCTCGACCATCTCGCCGTGCTCATCCTTCTTAGTGAATGGGCGTTTTACTTTTACTGTATATAATGTAGTCATATGTACCTCCTATGGTTTAGACTAAAGTTAATAACACAACAGGACTCGTATCAACCGAGCCCCGTCGAGGTTGCTTTGAAAGGTGAACCTGAACCTTGGTTAATCTCCACATGATTCTGTATAGTGTTTATGTGGATAGAAATCGCTGTTCCATAAAGATGGGTCGATGCTTCCAGCTTTGTTAATAGCATCAATTACTTTGGAAGCTTTGTTCACAGCTTCTTGACCTTGACCGAAGTCATGCTTCAACTCTAGCCCTAGTTTCTTAGACCAGACTATTCGCACTTTAACTGTGCAGTACTTATGCTGACCAGATGAGAATGTATAAAGCTCTGCAGTTACATCGTCTTTTAGTTTCCATCGTTTGTTCATAATAATCTCCTATAAAGTTAATAACACTCAGTGACACATAACAGTCGGACCCAGTCCGTCTGCTTTTGGACAAGGTTCCAAGGTCGTATAATATGAAACAAGGTTCCAAATTGTAAATCGGGGAAGGGGGGTCGCTGACAGCGGGGGAGGAGAAGATGAATGAGCGATATGGTATAGTGTTTTTATAAAAAAAATTTTCACAAAAAATTTATGGCAAAAAAAGTATGCGATAGATGTAAAAAAGATCTACCGCTACCTAACTTTTCTACGGAGAAACCCAACTCTGGAAAGCCCTATCCCCGAAACATTTGCAAAGCATGTGTTGTCAAAGACAGGCAAATAAAAAGCAGCGCTAATTTACACACATTCCTTGGACAACTCTTTAACAGTTTAAAATCTAAAAGAAAAAAGCAAAAGTGTGACTGGGATGAAAACCCGGCCGTTGTGCGTTGTCCGGGAACTTCATGACGTGGCAAAAGGGCGAAGGGTATTCAGACTATAATGTGAGTATCGATAGGATTTCACCCTCGGGCCGTTATGAACGAATTAATATCCAACTTGTATGTTATCGTGTTAACATCATGAAACATACTAACTGATCATGAGTTATATTGGTGGTGCAAGAATATAGTGACAACTAAGGAAGATTTTTAATATAATTCGAACATATGTCTTTACTAAAAGAAAAAGAAGAAGCTACTATAATTACAGAGGGGGATAGAGCGGAGTTACAATCCCATTTCCCATATGCAGGTGTCCACCTGGGGGAGCTGTCTGTTCAAGAAGAAAGATTAATTTTGTTTCATCTACGGGGAATGAGCAAAGCAGCCGCCGGACGTGCTGCGGGGTACAAGGACATGGACCGTGTTTATCAAGTATTAAAAACCCCCAAATATGCAAAAAGCTCTAACCTATCTACGTAATGAAATGCGTAGAAGAAGTAAAGTTCGATAAGAACACAGCAACTGGCATGTATTTAGAAGCTCATTCAAAAGCAGCCAACTCGACGGAAGAAAAGAATGTTGTCGATTCGTTGTGCAAGCTCCACGGTCTACACATTCCCCAACAAGCGACCATGATTAATATAAATGTAGAAAAGTAGAACAGTTAGAAAAATTAACTGATGCGCAACTTTTGAAACTTGCCGGTAACGATACGAACTACTTGGAGCCAGATGGAAGTAACGAAGACTGAATGTAATAAGATGTCGCGGGCTCTATCCGGAGAACTTAGTTCTTATTGACGAAATTTGCGTATATTGTCGAGCTGACGAAGTTGAAGCAATACCCGAGCCCCAAAGCAACTGAGGCTGATCAGAAGACAAAAAAAGCAGAACTTTCTGCTCAAGCAAAAGCAGAACAAGAATTAGCGAAAAGAGTCTTAGCACGTAAAAGTCTTACTCCCATTTGTTGAACGATTTAATACAGACTATCAAGCAGGTTGGGTACACAAAGATATTTGTCAACGACTAGAGAAATTTAGCGAACAGGTTGCGAATAAAGAATCACCAAGACTGATGCTTTTTATGCCGCCTCGACATGGTAAATCTACGTTAGCTAGTATTGCTTTCCCTGCCTGGCACTTGGGCCGGCATCCCGAGCATGAGTTTATAAGTTGTTCTTATTCAGGCTCTTTGGCTATGAACTTTTCACGAAAAGTACGTCAACTGCTTAGAGAACCAGTATACAAAAATGTGTTTGAAAAATCTAGACTAGATAAAGATTCTCAGTCAGTAGAATCATGGCAAACAACTCAAGGCGGCGGTTATGTAGCAGCGGGTGTTGGTGGTGGTATTACTGGTAAAGGTGCGCACGTAATGGTGATCGATGATCCAGTAAAAAACAGAGAAGATGCAGAATCAGATAACAACAGAGATGCAACCTGGGATTGGTATACATCCACAGCTTATACAAGGTTATCCCCAGGTGGAGGCATACTTGTAATTCTTACGCGTTGGCACGACGACGACCTAGCCGGTCGCTTGTTGACCCAAGCAGAAGAAGGCGCAGATCAGTGGGAAGTCATTCGCTACCCAGCCATTGCAGAAGAAGACGAAAGTTTTAGAAAAACAGGTGAAAGTTTACACCCAGAGAGATATAATGTAGACGCTCTCGAGCAGATAAGGCAAGCCATCGGCCCGCGCGATTGGTCTGCTCTATACCAACAGAATCCAGTATCTGACGAAGGCGATTACTTTAACCGCGACATGATCGCATATTATGACTTCGGATGAAATAGATACTTCAAAACTTCGTTACTACTGCGCGTGGGATCTTGCTATCGGACAGCGTGACCGGAACGATTACTCAGTTGGTATTGTTGTCGGTGTCGATGAATACGATAATTTATTTGTTGTTGACGTCGTTCGCGGTAAGTACGATGGCTTTGAGCTTAGTAGAACAAATTTTAGACTTGTACGAACTATGGCGTCCGGGTATAGTGGGAATAGAAAGAGGTCATATTGAAATGGCCCTGGGGCCGTTTCTAGAAAAAAGAACAAGAGAACGAAGCCTATCTGAAGCATACTTTAAAGACCTAAAAGTTGGTAGGCGAGATAAGGAGTTACGTGCACGTGCAATCCAGGGTAGAATGCAACAAGGTATGGTATACTTTCCACAAGATGCTGTTTGGACTGGTCCGTTGGTTGCAGAACTATTACGTTTTCCAAATGGTACACATGACGACCAAGTGGATGCCTTGGCGTGGATCGGTTTAATGATGACAGAATTTGCTACATTTTATGAAAGACCTGAGCATGTTCCGTCGTGGAGAGATGGATTAAAACATTTAGTAAAAGACGGAAAACGTAAATCATCAATGAGCGCTTAATGGCAAAATATAAAAATACCAAAAAAAAAGCTAAACGAAGCTGAAGAGTTAAACTCTTGCAAAAGACAGTGGGAAGCTTACACCCGAGCCAGAGACCATGGCCATACAGACTATATAGAGATGGCAAAACAATGCGACGCATTTTATAGGGGCGAACAATGGGACGAAGCTGACATATTGCAACGCTTAGACGATCAGGGTCGACCAGCATTAACAATCAACACTATTTTACCAACAGTTAACACAGTTCTTGGCGAACAAAGTACGCGAAGAGCAGATGTACAATTTAAACCTAGGGGTTCGGGTAACAAGAAACAGCAGATGTACTTACTAAAGTGTACATGCAAATTGCTGATAACAATAAATTAGAATGGGTAGAAAGCACAAGTTTTCACTGATGGGTTGATTCAAGACAGAGGTTGGTTTGATGTTCGTATAGATTTTTCTGATCATATTCAATGGTGAAGTTAGATTAAACTAAAGATCCTTTAGATATTATTATTGACCCAGATGCAAAAGAATATGATCCAAAAACTTGGAATGAAATATTTGAAACTAAGTGGATGAGCCTAGAAAATAGAAGAAACAATACGGACAAGACAAAGCAGATAAGTTAAGAATGATTGCTGAAGTAGGTTCAGTGCTAGGTGCAGATTCTATGGAATATGAAGAAGAAACTTATGGCGATACTGATTAATTATCATGGTGAGTTCAGTAGTGATTATCCGAACAATCCGGATGAGGCACAGAGCTGTAAGATCTATACGAGTTATAGAAAGGCAATACTATAGGTTAAAAGATTGTATGTTTTATGTTGACCCAGTAACAGGGGACGAAGACCTGTTCCTTATGAATGGGGCAAAAAGAAAAGAAAAAGTTTGCTGATGAGTATGGTTTATATATACACACCAAAAAATGCGAAAGGTTCGTTGGACAGTAACAGCTGACACCGTAGTGCTGCATTCGATGACTGGTCCCCATATGACCATTTTACTTTAGTACCTTACTTTCCATATTTTAGAAGAGGAAAACCTTTTGGTATGGTGAGAATTTAATTTCACCACAAGAACAATTAAATAAAATTTCATCTCAAGAACTACATATTGTAAACACAACTGCTAATAGTGGTTGGATTGTAGAGTCAGGTTCTCTAACTGGTATGACAGCAGATGATTTAGAAGAACACGGTGCGGAAACTGGTTTAGTACTCGAGTTTAATAGAGGTTCTACTCCCCCTGGAAAATACCCCCAAATCAGATTCCCACCGGTCTAGATAGAATTGCACAAAAAGCTGCTATTAATATAAAACAAATTAGTGGCATAAGTGACGCTATGTTAGGTACTGATGGGGCAGAGGTTTCTGGTATTGCTATTCAAGCAAAACAAAATAGTGGCGTATTAATGATTCAAGTGCCATTAGATAATTTAACTAAAACTAGACAATATCTTAGCAGAAAAAGTTTTAAACTTAGTACAAAGGTATTACACAGAAGAAAGAATTATACAAATTACAGATGAAACGACCCTTTCAAACCAAGAGAGCCTATGGCAGTAAATGAAGTTACTCCAGAAGGTCAAATTGTTAATGATTTAACTTTGGGCGAGTATGACGTAGTTATTGCAACTGCTCCATGCTAGAGATAACTTTGATGAAGTACAATTTGCAGAAGCAGTAGAACTTAGAAAAGCTGGAGTACCAATACCAGATGATTTAATTGTTGAGTACTCACATTTAGCACGAAAGCAAATATTGCACACGTATTAGACATTATGCAGGGTACTGAACCACCAACTCCAGAACAAGCAGCAGCATCTAAAATAGCAGCTGCGGCTATGGTAAAAAAGCCAACATCTAATTAATAGGAGGTTATTATGGCGAAGAAAAAAGCGAAAGCTGAGAATAAAGAAGTAATTATGGACAGGATGCCGGGTTCTGATCCAATGTCCACTGAAGATACAAAAGGCTTTGAAGCCAATTTAAACTTTATGGACGATTCTGTAGAAACAGAAGAAGTTGAATTTCCAAAGGAGACAGAAATTGAAGAAGTCAACGAAAATGAACTCACGACTACAGTTGAAGAAGTGGAAGCAAGCGCAAATGCGGAAGCAGAAACAGAAAGTGTTGAGACAGGAGAAACTGGAAGCGAAGAAACAGTGGAAAATCAAGACACAAGCCTTGCACAACCAGATATTCAACCAGTTGAAGCAGCTAGTGAAGAAGTAACTGAACAAAAAGCACCTATGGTGCCTAAGTCTAGACTTGATGAAGTCTTGGCTAAAAAAAAGCTATGCAAAAAAAGCTACAAGAAGCTACAGAAGCAGAGCAAAAAGCTTTAGAAAATGCTGCCGGAATATGATTTTAATGCAAAAGAAGTTGAATATCAGGATTTAGTGCTTAATGGAGAGACTGAAAAGGCTGTAGATCTTAGAAATGAGATAAGAAATGCTGAAAAAGAGCAATTTATGTTTGAAGTTCAAGCAAAAATGGGCCAAACAGTGCAACAAAGCCAAGAAATGACTGAATTACAAGCTAAAGCAGCTGAAATTGAAGCAACTTTTCCTGTTTTAAACGAAAATAGTGCTGATTTTGATGCAGATTTACAAGCTGAAGTTATAGATCTTAGAGATGCGTTTACTGTACAGGGTTATTCTGCAGCCGATGCGTTAGCAAAAGCTACAAATTACACTTTAGCAGCAAAAAACCAGAATTATTACAACCTGCAGACGGCGCCGGTAGCAAAAGTTGATCCGGAGCTTCAAGCTAAGAAAAAAATTACAGCAACAGTTAATAAAAAACTTCAAGCCGCTGAATCTCAACCCCCTGCAATGAAAGGTGAGGGGTCAAATTCAAAAGGTGAGAAGAAAATAGATTTATCATTGTTATCAAGTGAGGAGTTTGATGCTCTTCCAGCCGAGACATTGCGCAGAATGCGTGGTGACTTTGGTTAAGGCTTGGTATAAGATATAAGAATTCGGTGCTAATACGATAATTAGTGTGGTCGCTCCACTGAAAAACGTTTTCGCCTATCACGGCGTAAAACTGATCGAGGTCATGTTCGTAAAATTATGAAAGCGTCTCCCCAACGAAAAAGGGTATACGGGTAAATAGCCGCTCCAATAAGTTGGCTAGGTATTATTTTTTTTGGAGGATAGCCCAATGGCTAACACAAACTTTAGCGCGTTGACCAGTGAACAATTAACTATCTGGTCTAGTGATTTTTGGCGTGTCGCTAGGAATATGTCCTTCATTAACCAATTCGCAGGTAGCGGATCTAACGCTATGGTTCAGAGAATATCTGAACTTACTCAATCAGAAAAAGGAGCTAGAGCTGTATTAACACTTTTAGCTGACATGACTGGTGACGGTATCGTTGGAGACAACACCTTAGAAGGTAATGAAGAGGCACTAAGAGCCTACGACATTGTTGTACAACTTGATCAATTAAGATTTGCTAATAGACTTTCTGGTAGATTAGCTGATCAAAAATCAGTTGTTAATTTTAGTGAGAACTCAAGAGATGCACTTGCTTATGCAATGGCAGATCGTATTGACCAATTAGCGTTCTTAACGCTTTCTGGTATTTCTTACTATAATCTTAAAAACAGTGGTGCTTTAGACCTGTTCTGACTTCAGGACAAAATCTTGGCGATCTGCTTTTGGTTCAGATGTAACAGCTCCAACTTCTAATAGACATAGAAGATGGGATGCTACTAGTAAACTTGTTGCTGGTGACGTTACTGCAGTTGCAGCAGCTGACACCATTACTTACAAGTGTATTGTTGCTCTTAAAAGCTTATGCTAAAGACAACTACATTAGAGGTAGTAAGAGGCGCAGGTGGAGATGAGGTATATCATTTATTTGTATCACCTCAAGTAATGGCTGACCTTAAACTTGATTCAGATTTCTTGGCTAACGTAAGAAATGCTGGAATAAGAGGACCAAATAATCAAGCTTGTTCTCAGGTTCTTCAAGCCTAATGGTTGACGGTGTTATGATCCATGAGTTCAGACATGTGTTTAATACAGCTAACGCAACAACTGGAACATCTTCAAACGCTGGTTCTGCTGGATATAAATGGGGAGCTGATGCTGACGTTAACGGTTCTGCATGTATTTTCTGCAGGTGCTCAAGCATTAGCTATGGCTGATATTGGTCTACCAGAAATAGTTGAAGATACATTTGACTATGGTAACCAAAATGGTATTTCCATTGGTAAGATTTTTGGTCTTAAGAAGCCTAAGTTTAACAGCGACTACAATGGTGGCGTTGAAGACTTTGGTGTCATTAGATTGGATGTTGCATACTAATTGTGATATATTGAACGGGTGGTCTTAGGACCACCCACTTTTTTGAATAACAAGGAGGAACAATGTTAATAGTTTCAAAAGAAGATAAGTATATCTCTACTACTTGGGGAGCTGCTATAAGATTAAAAGCAGGAGAACCAAGAGAAGTTGGGAAAGACTTAGCACTATTATGTTTACAGGAAGGATGTGAGGAGTACATCGAACCAAAGGTCGAGGAAAAACCTGTGGTGAAGAAGAAAGCACCACCTAAAAAGAAAACTAAATAATGGCACTAACAGGTACAAATTTAATAAACCGTATACAAGATACTCTACAAGATACAACTAGTGTACGTTGGCCGGAAGCCGAGCTTCTTAGATATATTAATGATGCTCAAAGAGAGATTGTTAATTTCAGGCCAGAAGCTTCTGCTACAACTGATACAATCACTTTAGTAGATGGCACTAAACAGGCTTTACCCTCTGCGGGGCTAAGGCTAATCAAACTTACAAGAAACATGTCTGCTGCATCTGGTGGTACGGGCGCTAGAGCAATTAGAATTGTAGATGTGGACATTTTAAACACTCAAGAGCCTAATTGGCACGACCCAACAGTAGCAGGAGATGCTTCTCATGGCACTGTTGTTAAGCACTATTCTTTTGACCCAGATGACCCTAAAAATTTCTATGTGTACCCAGGTATTTCTGGGGACGCTTATGTGGAGTTAGTATATTCTGCAGGCCCAACCGATTTAACTGCGGGTAGCGGTACTATTTCTGTAGATGATATTTTTGCTAATGCAATAATTGACTTTGTACTTTATAGAGCTTACCAAAAAGATTCAGAATATGCTGGGAATGCGCAAAGAGCTGGTACTCATTATCAACTATTTGTAAATAGTTTAGCCCAAGGCGGACAAGCTCAAAATTTACTAAATCCAAATTTTGATTATGCTGGGACTAAAGTAATAGGAGGCACTCCCCAAATCCCAACTTCAGGAGTATAGTAAGTGGCAAGTTATAGTTCACTAGTAAAAGAAATTTTACCATATGTTCCTACTTGTCCTGATTCCTTAGTTGAATCTAATTTACGTTCGGCTACTATTGAACTCTGTGAAAAATCTAAAGCTTATGTTCTTGATTTAGACCCAATAACTTCTATAAGTGGGGTTTTTGAGTATGATTTTGACCAACCAACTGGAACTTCTGTACATCAAATACTGTGGCTAACCTATGATGGAGATGATCTAGACCCAACTAGTCCACGTAGTTTAGAACTTAATTATGCAGACTGGAGAGAAAGGTCTAGTAAACCTCATGTATATTTACAAAAAAACCCAGATACCTTTTGGCTCGTACCCATACCAAACGCCACAAAAAGTAATGCTATTCAATTAAGTGTAGCTTTAAAGCCCACTAGGACTTCTAATAATATCGATACTACTTTTTCAAATGATTACAGAGACGGTATTATTTATGGCACTTTGTATCGTTTACTCCGCATGCCAAGTAGAGAATGGAGCGACCCGATGGCCGCTAGAGACTATTTAGCTTTGTTTAATCAAGAAGTACAACAAGCAGAACTTCGTGCTAGGGGCGGGGACCTAGGCGTAAAAAGGCTTGTTAAGTATAAAGGTGTTGGAATCTCCCCAAGAAAAAGGTACAAACGTTATGGTAGAGAGATTGACTATTAATGAGGCTTCTTTTGAAACCGTACCAGTTGAAGAGTTAAAATATAACTTTGCTTTAATTGAAAACGACCTTTTTAAAATAAAAGAAAAAACATACGCTAACTGGTCCATTGCAGATGTATACACTTCTTTAAAAGAAGAGTCTGCACAATTACATTTAGTTTATAGCGGAGATGTGTGCGGGGGGTTCCTTATTACACAGCTAGCACAAGATAATCTAACTGAAGAAACTACTTTATATGTATGGGCAACTTACTCTAAATCAGAGTATAATTATAAAGATGCTGGTTTTTTATTCTTAGATAAATTAGCAGAAAAAGAAAAAGTATCTGCAATAGAGTTTGAAACTAGAAGAACAGGCTGGTCCAAAGTTGTTCCTCACTATGGGTTTGACCTTGTATCATACGTTTATAGGAAAGAAATATAAATGGGAAGACGAAAAGTAAAAAGACAAAATATCGTAAGAGAAACAGACGCTGAAAAAGGCGCAAAGATGCGAGCTGAGTCTGATTTAAAGTTTGCAGAATCTTTACGTGGTGATCGAGATGAGTTAATAACAAAACTTACAACTCAAGACACCGAAGCTGAAATAGGCGGGATTGCTTCTGCAGATAAAGCTATTAGTGAAGCAGGAGCCGGGGTAGGCGGGTACGACGCTGCTACTGATATACAAACCGCAGCTGCTTTAGCCTCTAACGCTGTTGCTGTTTCTACTGGCGTTAAAGATGTCTCTTCTGAGTTAGAAGGTGGCAGGCTAGGCACTGTAGCAGGTATGCTAACAAAAGATAAACAAATTTCTACTGGTGCCGGTGTAAGAGCTGCTGGTGAAAGCGCTAAACAAGATATAGGTAAGTTTTCAGCTGGAGAAACTAAAGCTAGAGCTAAAAGGGGCGCTGCTCAAGCTACTCTAGGTGGGTTTGTAAGTGGGGCTACGAGCGCTATGGCTCAAAATGTAGCTGATACGGGGAGTATGTTTCAAAAAGGTCCTTATCAAGTTACAGACCCTGGAGGAAAACAATTAACAGATGGCACTATGTTGCAAAAAGGTAAATATTACACAACGGGGGTCTTTGGTGGCACTTCACCATTGTCTCAAATTAGAGCCCCACAAATCGAAAATGATGCCACACAAACAGGGCAAAAAACTAAATTTAAACTTTTTTAATAATTAACTATGGCACTAGCAGACGACATTTTAATACAACAATCAGCACAGTCTTATGAAAAGGATATAGTACCTTTTCAAGATATTATTAAGCAGTTACAAACGCCTGTCGACACTGTTGCTGAATCCGAACAAGATGCAATTGAGGCTAATGCTAGGGCACAGGCTCAAGTTGCTAGGAACCAAGAGAGATATGGCATACAATTAACACCAGCCGAAAGACAGCAACAATCTAAGCTTTCACAGATATCTGGGCAGTCAAATGTAGCAGGGTCAATGAACTTTGCAAGAAGAAGGGATGAAGAAGCAAATTTACAAAGGCTTTCAACGTTATCTGATATATTTAGCTCTGAGAGACAATCAGCATTTGGTGCTTTAGGCTCTCTTGCCGGTTTAGCAAGTTCTAGAAAAAATGCATACGAAAGTGCTAGAGCCGCTTCAGCTAGTCAACACTATGGATTCTTAGGTAGTATAGGCGGTAAAGTAGGCGCTCTTGTAGGGAGTTTAATATAATGGCTATACTAGATAGACTATCAAATATTTTTAGCCCAGGTGTAAAAGCAGGCTCAAGAGCTGACATTGTGCTTAAAAAAGAAGAACAACAAGATATTCAAAAACAAAATGATAGATTAGCTACTTATGAAATAAACCTTAATAATGATATCAAAGAATTCGAACGACAGGGCACTATAAACGTAAAAGACCAAGAAGAATACAATAACTGGAAAGCTACATATAACCCAAATAGGCCAACCCCAAAAGATTATATTTTTGCTTATGGTAAAGAAGTAGGCATACAGAAACTAAACGAGCTAGGTTTTGGACAAGCCATACTTGGAATGGGTAAACAATTAGATCCTTTAAACTCTTATTTAACAGACGATGGGGAGTTAGTACCCTATGTAAGAGTTGCGGACGCTGAACAAGGTAGATTTTACTCTGCACCTTTTACTGTAGATGGTAGAAAGTTTAGTGAAGTAGCAGAAGAATTTGGACCAGGCCGTATGCCTGATGATGAAGAACTGACTATAAACTTAAATAGGTTAGACCCTGTTTTTGCTAAGTTTAAAACAGACATATACCAAAGACCGCAAAACGAGGCTTTTGCGGAAGCAGTGGGATATGAAAAACCTGTAAATTGGTATGACCCAGAAGCAAGAACTGACTTATTGCCACTTTTACAGTCTGAGGGTATGCTCGAAACCCAACAAGTTCAAGATGCCCAAGATTTAGAAGCTGCTGGAGCTCCAACAGAGGTAGTTGGCGGCGCACCTAAACCTAGCCAACCTAGTACACCCACCTTTGAGTCTAACCCTGTTTTTGGTAGCGTAGAAGAGTTTAAAAGTCAGTATAAAACTTTAACAGGTTTCCAAGCAATGGGCGGCCCGGAGGCACCAGGCGCAGTTAGAGTTCCTAAAGAGATTAAAGATAAGTACCCTACTTATGTACCTAATAAAGACACTCATGCCCTCAACTTTAGTGATGCAGATTGGGAAAATATGACTCCTGCAGAGCAGAATAATGCTATTAAATATGAAAAAGCTTTGCAGAATGAAACTGTAAGCACAGTAATGAAGAGTGCAGATAAAGCAATTAACCAACCTGAAAATTTAGAGAAAGTAAAAAATTATTATAAGACTAATAAAGACAGCTTAAGAAAATCTTTTATGCAAGACCCACAACTTTACGAAGAATTTAATGCCAATCCTTATGAGTTTGTCAAAAAGTATTCTGAAATGAAACAAACTGAACTTTTTGGAAACCCTGTTGCACCTAAAGATATAAAAACTTTACAAAAGGAAACTGTAGTACCTTCTACTAAATTGTCTCAAAGTACCGTTAGTTCTATTATGCTTGCCGCAAACAACCAAGACATCGTCTCTTTTAGGCAGCAAATAGAAGGGTTAATATCTGGCGGTAAGTTAAGTGAAACAGGCCAGCAAACATTAGCTTCTGTACTACAACAATATAACAACAATTTCCAAAGGGCTAGTGAGTCTACTAGGTTAGCGATTGTTGGAGACATGGCTGCAAGTTTAAGTGATAAAAGTCTTGGACAGTTTATGCCCTATTTAATGAGGTTTGCAGACACAGGAAGGTTAAATTTTGAAGGCGACAAAGTAGCCACTGACCAAGCAAAGATACTACTAGACCAAAGAAAACAGGATTTTACAGAAACGAGAACAAGGGTAGACGAAGGAGAAATATCTAAAGATGCTGTTGATGTTTTTGAGGAAATAGCAAAAATTGATCCAGCAGAGCTTACTGGTAAGGGCTATGGACAAAGGGTATCTAATATTTTAAATAGAGCAGTTAAAGGTGGCAGTGAGCTTGATAGGTCAAACGCCCAAGATGCTCTTAACATCTATGTAAGTAAAGCTGTTCAAAATTTATCTAACCAAAGTTTTTGGAATAATAGCCCTATTACGGGTTGGATGTTTAGGGATGTTCCAGCTAGAGAACTACAGCTTCCCCCTGAAGTCCGAGCTTTTGATGGTCAAGAAAATGAAATTACTAACCTAGAGGATGCAAACAAAATTAGCTACTTTAGAAATGTTGGAGTAGGAGACGAGGTTGTAGGTAATAAAATTCCTAGGTCTCAACTAGATAGAGCTTTCGGAGTAGATATGTCTCAAATACTTTTCTATCAAAGTTTAATGGGGAGTAAGTAGTGTGTCGATTCCTCAAAGCGCCCTTGATCATTTAAAGAATAGAGAAGGATTTCGTAATAAAGTTTATCGCGATTCCCGAGGCATTCTTACAGCTGGATATGGTCACAAATTAACTGAAGACGAAAAGCTTCAATACAAAGAAAATGATTTAGTAGACTCAGACAAATTAAATCTTTGGTTTAATGCGGATGGGCAAAAAGCCTATGATGCTGCTATTTCCCAAGCAAAACAATTAGGAGAAGAAGATCCAGATTTTGTAAACGCTCTTTTTTCTGTTAATTTTCAACTTGGCGAAAACTGGTGGGACGAGTCCGTTAACCCAGATGCTCACAAAAAAACTTGGCAGTATTTATCAGACGGAGATTACACTAAAGCAGCTGAAGAAGTTTATGACTCTGCTTGGGCTAAACAAACACCGACACGTGTGGATGATTTTTCTAATGCTATAAGGAATTTAGCAAAAAACTCTACAAGAGATGATGATTTATTTTTGTCAGAACTCCAAGCAATTAGGGATAAAAACCCGCCCCCCAGTCCCGGCCCTGCGATTGCTGACGCAGATTCTTATGAAAAGCCTGTCTCTGACGAGCCGCCTCTTAACCCTATTGAAAAACTTGTTTTAAAACAAACTGTAGCGGGGCAAGCTGCAAGTGCCGCTAAACTTGGGCCTAGAGTTATTGATCAACCTGCACCCCCTGCTACTTTGTTAGAAACTCTTGATAATGCTGTCAAAGCTGGTACAGACCAGATGACGGCAGATATTTCTAATTTTGGTGCTATCTTTGATTACATAAAAGGAGACCAAGCTGCTGCAGAAGCTAAGATAAGAAATGCAGATGTATTTAGAGCAAGTGCCGCAGCTGTATTAGAACCTATGGGTTCTTTTGCTGATTTTGCGGACGAACCAACTTTAGATAAATTTTTTACTCAAGCTACAAAAGGCATTGGTATGGTTACCCCCCAAGCTCTTGCCTCTATAGCTAGTGGTTTTAGTGGCGCTCTTGTTGGTGGTGTAGGTAAAGCTACTTTAAATGCAGGTGCTAAAAAGTATGTATCAAACAAAACAAATAACCTTGTTAATAAATTCCATTTAGCTAGACAAGGAAAAGGCCCTAAATTAACTGACTTAGAAAAGGATTACTTACAACAAGCTTACCAGGGTGTAAGTGCAAACAAATACTACTTTAGCCAAAAAGGACTACCATTGGCCGTGGCTAATAAACAACTGCAAACTAGAAATAAAATAGCAGGCATACCTTTAGGGCAATTAGGTTTTTGGACAGGTTCTGGTGTACAAAGTTTAACCGTAGGTTCTTCGCAATCACTAGAAGAATTTAGAGATGCAGGATATGAGTTAACTGCAGATGAAGCAAAAGCAGCCTTAGCATTAGGTGTACCTCAAGCTCTTTTAGATGTTCTAGGAGAAAAAGTTTTTTATGGCATGGTATTTAAAACAGCAGCAAAAGACTTAGTAAAAGGTGATGCTAGTGCTGGAGAAGTAATAAAGAGTTTAAGCAAAGCTGCTGGTTATGGCTTAGTTACAAGTGGCGTAGCCGAAGGTACTACTGAAGCTTTACAAGAAGAGATTGTTCTACAACAAAGATTTGCTATTGACCCAACCTACAGCCAAGAAGAGGCTAATTTAAGAAGGGCAGAAGCTGCATTTATTGGATCTATTGCTGGTGGCGCTAGAGGTGCTCCAGCTAATGTCATGGGTAAAGCTTATAACTTATTGTTCGGACCAGAAAGACAAAATGTAGAAGATATGGATATAGGGGACGGAATTCCTCAACCCGAATCTCCGCAAGATTTAAATGTCCAAGTAAAAGCTATGAATGCAGGTATAAAGCCTGCGGTATGGATTCCTAACATTTCTGTAGAACAACTCAGTGACCCTAAAATTATAGATAGAACAGGGCTAGATGGAGTAAATGCAACTGAAGTACAAACTACTGAAAACGGTGGTAGTAAAGGTGTTCTCCTTTACCCCAATACCCCTGAAGGTAATAACATTGCAAAAAGAATACAAAATGAAGGTGCTACAGATACAGCATTAGCTGAAGTTCTAGGTTTTGTTGAAACACAAACTCCGGATCACAACAATGTAATAAGTGTAAAAGATGCAGCTGGTAACCTTATAGAAAGACAAACTGTTTCAGATAAAAACATTACTAAAGCTGTTATCTCAGCTAAAAAAAGGTATAGAAACAACCCAGAGTTTACTATTCAGCAACAAACTAAAGAAGAAGCACTTGCTGATAGAGATTTAAAAGTAAGGAAAGTAGAAGAAGAATCAGCAGGTCCTCAACCTACGACTGACCCTATTTCTTCAGAAGAACAAAAAGACACTGGGTTAGACTTTGAAACAAGACAAGACTCTGGGATAAATATTGTTACCTCTGAATCAGCTTTTACTCAAGTGCCAGACTCTGCAACTCCAGGTAAAACAAAAGATCAATTCTATGCTTCTCGTAGTGAACAACAAGGTAAACCTAAAGCTGTAGAAAAAAATATAATAGAAGAATTTTTAAGAATACTAGGAGGCAGCGAACAGGCTAAAGATGATGTTGCTTTCTTTACAAAAAGAGATATTACTAATGAAGGTAAAAGAGAAATAGATAATGTACCCGTTAGCGCCTTAAAAGATTATATTGACTTAAGTAAAAAATATCCTACTACTAGTTTTAGACTTGTTCAATCAACTGAACCCTCTATAAAGAAACCAGGAGAAACAGCCAAAGGTTATAAAATATTCTCAGAAGGCCCAGTTGAAGCAGACCCTGCAGTTGTAGCGGCAGAAGCCCTTAAGAATGCTGAAGATTCTTTAGCAAATAAATTTGGCGGTAAAAACAAATTAAATACACCCTTGGCTCAAAGGTTCAAAATAGATGGAAAACCTGTTGATATTACAACTCTATTAGAAAACAGAGAACTAGTACAAACCGACCCTGGGTTAGGGCCACGAGCACGTCTACAAGCACAGTTTAATGAATTGATTGGTAGCCTTGCACTGGTAGGAAAAACTATTGATTATAATGGTACACCTTTATTATCCTTAACTGACCAACAGTTTGCTCAAGTAGATGCAGATGTAATCGCACAAGGTAGGGTTGTTGCCAAAAGAAAAATAGGAGAACCTAAAAAAACTTTTAAAGACCGAGAGTACGAAGATGCAGGGATTAACCGAAAAAAAGTTGAACTTATTAAAGAAGCGGGTGTTGAAGTATTGCCATATAAGTCTACTGGAGATTTAAACACTCCACAAAAATATGGAAGGTATTTAGATGACTTAGCCGCTAGAAACGGAGTAGATATAGATTCAGTAGAAGGTATAAGTGAAAGAAACACTGAGCCTGAAGCTGAAGGCAGGTTTGAACCTGAATATTACATTGAGTCCGACCTTACTAGACAAGGTCTGCCTTTTACAAGAATGAATATTGAAGAGGGGGATAACAAAACTTATCTATCAAATAAAGGTAAAAAAGAAAAACCTTTATCTAATATTGGTTCTGGTGCTGTACTTTTTTCAAAGTCTTTTACAACCTCAGTAGGAAACAATATAGGCAAGGCTTACAAAAATATTTTACAAAAACTAGGCTACAAAAGAACTTTATATTTTAAAACTGTAGATGATGGGGTTCCAAACCAACAAGGTTGGAGTATCCCTAATTTTTCAGAACAACACCAAGAAGCTTACCAAGCTCAATTAGATGATTTAAAAGCTTCTGATGCTTCTGCTAGATATATAGGTTTTGGCGATTCTGATGTAATTATTATTGACCCAGCTAAAATTACTGACAATGCAAGTCGTGCTAAAGCTGTCCTTGAGATATCACATGAAGCGGGGCACGTGTTCCTTGAAGGCTACAAGTCCTCATTGTTAGGGACTCCTTTAGGTAAGTTAATTTACAAAGACTTTGAAAAAGCGCAAAAAAGATTAGAAGAAACAGGTAGCAATAAATACAGCGATCCTGATAACGGTTTTGATGAATATTTTGCTGACCAATTTGCTATCGCTGTTAGAAAGATAGCAGAAGACCCTAAATACAAAGCTACTAACAGAGCCGAAGTTTATTTTAAAAATTTAGTTACTAAGTTAAAAACCTTCTTTGATGAAGTCATTGGCACACTGTATAAGAATAGACTTAGCCCAGAGCTTTTAAACCCTAGGTTTGAAGAGTTTATAGGTAGTGTTTTAAAGAGTGTAGAGGCTAAAACAAGACCCACTAACTCTAGCGCAAAAATATCAAATTGTAGAAGAAGCTGAAGTTATTGTAGAAAATATGAATAAGTTTGGCCTTGATAAAAAGACTATGAGGTACTTTAAAAACAAAGCCATAGAAATGCTATCAGCTGACTTTACCTTTATGCCGGCTGACAAAAAACATTGGAGTGTTTCGTATCTTTTAAGGCCTGCTTATGGTTATTTAAAAGATATAAACCAAGAACTAGCCTCTACTTTTTATTCTAGGTCAACATCCGAAGATACTTCTGCTTATTTAAACAGAAGGCCTATAGTAAACGAACCAAAAAAGAAATGAAGCCTTAGATATAAAAGTAAATGGCCAGTTTGTTTTTAGGACTGATGGCAAGTTAGATTTAGATAAGTTTAATGAAGCAGCAAAAATTGCAGAAGATGATACAGTTGCTACTGCAGACATTAAAGACCCAGGAGCAAAAGCTCTAAGAGAATGGTTAGATAAATTCTATGATGAATATATAGGACCTTCTGGGATTGATATTGGTAAACAAACAAACTTCTTTACCAGACAATGGGACTTTAATAAGTTAATACATAATACAGAAGCAAGAGCTGTAGTAGTTGAACTTTTACGTCAATATAACCCAGGTATTGAAAACCCTAGGCTCTATGGTAAGGATTTTGCTGATTGGGACTCTTTTGTTAATACTTGGCTAACTAATGATGAATCATTAGATACGACTAAGTTATCTGTTGGGTTATCTTCAGAAAGACAAAAATATTTTACTAACATACCAAACAAAGCAGCTAGAGATGTAGGGGTGTTACTTGAACCCGGCAACGCTTTGTTTCAATACGTTGATAACACTGTTAAAAAGGTTGAATATCATAAAAATGTAACAACTAAATTAACAGCAGAAGATATCGCAAACCCTGCTCTTAAAGAGTTATTACCTAAAACTGCACAACCGGGGGACGTGGTTAACGCACATGTGGCCTCTGAAGTTATGGTCAATAGGATAAAAGATCCGATTAAAAAACAAGGAGCAAGAAACGCTGTTGAAAACATGTTGGGTAAGACTGGCCATGATATGAGCCCATTAATGAGAAGGTTAAACAGCTATGGTTTATTGGTTAACATGCTTACGTTATTGCCTTTAGCTACTATTGCTTCTATTCCTGATATGGGTGGACCTATGCTACGTTCTAAAGGCATGTTGGGTTGGAAAGATTCTTTTGCAGAAATTCAATACTACATGAAAAACAAAGAACAAGCTGAACAGTTTGCTAGAGATTTAGGGTTAACTACTCATGACTCTATCCATACTATGTATGTAAATGCTTATGAACTAGGGTTTATGACTGAAGGCTCTAAAGCTGTTGCCGATAAGTTTTTTAATGGCATTGGGCTTGATTGGTATACTAAGTTTACTAGGACTTTTGCAGCTGGTATGGGGCAAAAGTTTTTAATTAGATTAGCTGAAGCTAATGATACACAAAGTAATCAGTCATTAAAAGAACTAGGGTTAACTAGACAAGACGTTATTAGTGCATATGATAAAACTACAGGTCAATTAAATGTTAGTGACGCAAAAGTAGCTGATGCTCTGTCTAGGTTTGTAGAAGAATCTATTATTAGACCTAATGCAGCTGAAAGGCCTGCTTGGGCTTCTAACCCTTATACTGCTTTAATATTCCAGCTTAAATCTTTCTTTTATGCTTTTGGTGTAAACATTATGGGTGGTTTATTAAGACAAAGTCAAAATGCTTATAACAATAAAGGTATACCTTCAGCCGCATATCCGTTGCTTTTAGGTGCCAGTGTGTTGCTACCTTTAGCTGCAGTAGGTTTAGAACTTAGAGAATTTATTAAATATTTAGGTAGGGGCGTAACTCCTGGGTTTTTAGAAAAACCTCTTAGAGGAGTACAAGTACAAGATACATTTGCTTATTCTACTGCTTTTAGAACTGATGGTATGCCGTGGAATGAATATACGTTAGAATTGTTTGATAGGGCAGGATATTTTGGACCTTTTGGTATGATATTCCCTATGGCAGATAGTCCTAAGTTTGGTGATGCGTGGTTTACACCAGCTTTTGGACCAACAGCAGAACGTTTAGAAGATTTATTAATTGATGGAGAGTTTAGATTTAATGATATCTATCCATTTTAGTATATAATGAGGTACATATGGCATATTCAGATACAATAAAATTAGTAACAGGAGACACTCTTCCTGAGCTAACTTTTACCCTAAAAGACAGCAACACTGCTGCTACTGGGCAAACTTTAGACCCAGAAAACAGTAACACTTGGGCTGCTATAGATTTATCAAATGGCGCAGTACGCCTTAGAATTAGAGAAAATAGGGTCTTCTACAGTATTAACAACAATACTTTGTACAGTTACAAATCCTACAGGGGGCGTATGTACGTGTTTGTTTCCCTCTGGCACGTGGACTACTTCTGGTACTTTTGAAGGCGAACTAGAGTTTACAAAAAATGATGGTAATATCCAAACAGTACAAGATTTAGTAAAGTTTAAAGTGCGTGATGATTTTGATTAATGGCATTTTCGACTTTTAGTATCGTATAAAAACCTTAAAGCGACGGTAGATTTACCGTCATCTCAAGCTAGTTTATCTAAAGCTGAGCCTAAATCTGTTACGACTTTTGTAGAAGCAAGCGCAGATTCTCAGTATAGCCTTGCACAATTTGCACTTACATTTACAGAGTTACAATCTACGTTACTGTATGTAAATTTATCTGCTGTAAATGTACGATTAGACCCTGACTCTAAAAATGTTTATTTTACAACAGGTAGTCCTAATGCTGTTTCTGTGACAATGCAGGAAGAACATTTAGTAACTTTTGGTAAACAAGTAACAGATACAGTATCTATTTTAGAAGCTATAGCAAAGTCTACTAGTTTTAGTGTAGTTTCTGAAAACATAGGCTTGTCGGAAGATTTAGACATTTTACTTGAGTTCTTAAGAAGTTTTTCTGACACTGCTAGTATCTCTGACGTACCTCAGTTGTTGTTTGAAACTGCAAGCTCAGACATTGTCTCTTTAGGGGAAAATTCTATATTTAACCTTAATACTATAAAACAAGATAACCTTAGTTTAGCTGAAGACCTCTTTTTTAGTGCATCTACTTCTTTAACAGATACCTTTGGTCTTATTGAGAATACAGACTTTTTTATAGATGTGTTTGCTGGTGCAGAAACTGTATCAATTTCAGAAAGTTTAATTATAAGCGAGGGTGTAGTTACAATTGACAGCATTTCTATTTCAGAGAATTATACAAGCAATTTTGGTCTAGCTAAATCAGACTCTGTTTCCTTGTCTGAAGTTCTTGCAAGAGTTGTTACATTTAACAGGGTCTTTAGTGACACTTTTACTTTAGATGATTTGGCTTCTGTACAAGACCCCCTACAAACCGACGTAGATTTAGATAAAGAAAATGTTACTTTTATGTCGGAAGAGCTTCTATATATTTTTAGTAAACCCTTTTTGGACACATTTGCATTAAATGAAGTTTCTACTATACTTTCTACTTTAGGAAAAACAGACTCAATTTCTATTGCAGAAACTTTAACTAGAGTTTTTAACCCCGTTAAAACAGATTCTGTGGGAATATCTGAATTCCATGCTTATAGTTTTAGTACATCTGCCTCAGATAGTGCTACAATAACAGAGTCGTTGGCTCTTAAGTTTATACAAAGTAGAACTATTAATAGCGCGGCCCTAAATACTAATGCATTAAACTAGGAGAAATAAATGTTAAAAGATGATTTTAGATTAAAAGGTAGATTAGCTATCGCAATTAATGATCAAGTCGTCAAATATGTAGACAACGTAGTTGTTACTGATGGAAAAGAGTATGTAGCTTCTCGAATGAAAGATACTGCTGCTACCGCTATGTCGCACATGGCGATAGGTACCGGTTCTACAACCGCAGCTGCATCTGATACCGCTTTAGGCGGTGAGGCTGATAGGAACTCTTTGACTTCTACCACTGTTTCAGGGACTGACATAGTGTATGTTGCTACTTTTTGGCGCTGGAGAAGGTACAGGATCTATTACAGAAGCTGGTATATTTAATGCCTCTTCTAGCGGTACTTTATTGTGTAGAACAGTTTTTTCAGTCGTTAATAAAGGTGCTTCTGACTCTATGACAATCACTTGGACTGTTACAGTTTCTTAATTTAAAAGGAGGAAAGTGTGGCAATTGTCTTTAAAAACAATGCTAGTACTACTCTGTCAGCGGCTTTATCTAGCTCTGCAACAAGTATAACTGTTGCTGATGCTACTAAACTGCCAAGTATTACAGGAGATGAATACTTCTTCTGCAGCATTGACGATGGTTCTAATATTGAAATAGTAAAAGTTACTGGAGTTTCTAGTAACACCCTTACTATTGTAAGAGAGCAGGACAACACAACCGCACAAACTTTTTCTTCCGGAGATATTGTTGAGCAAAGGTTGACTGCCGCTGTTCTTGAAACTTTCCCACAACTAGATGCTGGTGAAATAACTGCTACAGAGTTTATTGGTGACTTACGTGGTGCTGTAATTTTTAAAGCCCAAGCCGGTGAAGCTATTGATAAAGGCGAAGTGGTCTATGTCTCTGGTATTTCTGGCAATACCCCAGTTGTAGCTCTTGCTGATGCTGATGAT